AAAGATTTTGATTCTTTACCGTTCTCTAAAAAGAAGTACTACACTTCAGCAGCTAGAAGAGTAGCTCCTATTGGCCTTGCTACTAATATAGGATGGTCATGTAACATAAGGGCTGCGAGGCATATAATTGAAATGAGAACTGATGAACATGCAGAAGAAGAAATAAGGTTAGTCTTTAATAAAATTGGAAATATTTTAAAGCATCAGTATCCTGCATTATTTGAAGACTATGAACTAGTTCCTAATGGGATGGATGGAAATTCAGAGTGGCAAACAGAATATAGGAAGGTGTAATATGATGAATATGGACGAGCATATTTTATTAGACTTAGTGGCTAATAGATTTAAAGGATGTAGTTGAAGTTATGAATGAAGTTATAGCCGATGATTTCGGGCAATAGAGAAGCCTTTAAAGTTCTTCAACAGATAACTACTACAACTTATTTAGGGTTAGATTGTTCTTCTAGAGCTATTCATGGAGTATGGTTAGATGAACAGGAAAAGATTTTAGCCATGTTAAAATGGCGTAGTTCGGATTTGGAATTTGATGCTAGATTTATTGAAATTTCTTTACAGTTTGCTAAAGATTTGAGTAAAATAAAAGTAATGACTAATGCTGCTGTTGAATCAGCTATATTTATTCAGAACCCTAAATCTACTATGGAAATAGCTTCAGTAGTTGGCGGAGTTCGTTTAGCGTGTGCTACAAATAAAATTGAGTGTCTATCTGTAGATAATAGACATTGGAAAAAATATGTATTAGGTAAAGGTAATGCTAATAAGAAAGATATTAAAGCCTTTGCCGTAGATAAATGGGGAGAATTGTTCATAGAGCAAGATTGGGCTGACGCAGCATGTATCGCCCTTTGGAGAAAAAGGAGGGAAGAATGAGCTTGCAACGAGTAAATAAAGACCAGATACGAGTAGCCTTCATGGAGCCAACTAAACAGGTTTTAACGGAAGAAGATAAGCTTCCTGAGGGTATGACAGAAGAAGACCTACGGGCTAAGTACGCTAAGTTGGTTTGGTGTGAATATTACGGATGTAAATGGAATCAACAGATTGGAGCAGAGCGTACTCTTAAGACCATCCTAAAGAATCGGGCCTATACCCCTTTTAAAGATGACCCTGGTATGAGGGGATTGTGTGGACGACCAGATGAGATTGCCATAGTGGACATGTGGACTTTTCCAAGTTCTTGCAACCTGATGGTTCTCCTTGGGGAGGTAATATTGATTCTCAACATGTGTCAGATGCAGGGTACGGGGCATTAGACCCTAACAGTATTCACGGAGGATAGAATGCCTAAAGTTATTCCAGATGAAATTAGAATGAAAGCTATGGAACTATTTCTGAAAGGGGACACAGTTCCTACAATTTCTGCTGAGTTAGCCAATGAGTTTGATATAGAGGTTAAAGTTCCTACTATTTATGCCTGGGCGAAACAATATAAATGGAAAGAAGATAAAATAGAAGCCCGAAGTGCTGCGATAGATATCCTTAAAGAAACAGAAACTCAACGCTACGCTAGAATTCAAGAAGAACATTTAAATGATTACGGAAAATTAAGACATAAGGCATCGTCAGAATTAGATGGACATATATTTGATAGACCTTTTGATGCTGCTAAAGCTTTGGATATAGGGATTAAAGGAGAACGGGTTGTAATAGAAGGCATGATTAATTTACAATTTGTTCAGGATATAATGGGGGTTTTAGTGGAAGAAATAAATGATTCTGATGTATTACAACGAATAGCTTTTAAGTTAAAATCTTTAACTCAAACCCAGGATAAGTATGGTAACTAATAATAGTACAACATTCGATGATGCTTTCTCTAGGTTAGCTGAAGGATTATCAACTCATCAATCTATTAAGGTTGGGAGTTTTTGGGAATTTCTACGGGATATTTGGAGTCTAAGTTATGATAATCCTGAATATTTTAAAGCATGGCATGTCGGTGTTCTTGCAGAAGATATTGAAGAATGCTTGGAAGCAGGACTTAACTACTGTGCTATACTACCACGATTCCATTTTAAATCAACTATACTTGGACATGCGTTCTCAGTCTGGAGACTCTTAAAAGCTCCTAGAGATTGTTCTGTTTTGTATTTATCTTATAGTGATTTAATGTCTAGGTATCATATTTCTGAAATCAATAAGACGGTTCAACGGAATCCGGTCTTAACTCAATGGATGACAAGTCGTTCTCCTAAGGCAGATTTTTCGTTTAGATACCATATTAATAAGAAGCCTATGGAAATAGCACACGGAGGTCTTTTTTCATTTAAACGGGGTATGCATGTTAATGGAGCTTTGATTGCTGATGACGTTTTGCGTGACCCAGAGAATCCGTTAAACCTAACTCAACTAACTAAAGTAGAAGATCACTTTTTGACAGAGACTATGTTTATTCCGTTAAAAGGCATCCCTGTTATTGTATTAGGAACTCCTATGATGCCTGGAGATTTATTAACTGTTCTACAAAAAGATGACCGTTTTAAAACTAGAGTGCTTCCTGCATTAGACCCTACTCCTACTAGGAGGGTATTGATGCCTGAACTGTATGATGAAAAATGGTTACTTCAACAACAACGAGCTAGACCTAAAGCTTTTGCGTCAGAGTTTTTGTTGCAACCATATTTTGCTACAGAAGCATATTTTGAAGAGGATGATATTAGAAAATGTGAAGACTCCAAGTTAATTAATCATCCTGTTAGTAAGGCTTATACGCTCAGTCGTGGTTAGATGGGTGGTCTTATTCAGACCAAATTCAATACTTAAATGATGTGGCAGAAACATTTAATCTTACGAGGGGGTATATAGATAATACAAGAGGTGAATTAGAAGATCGAGGTTTAAACAGAGTTTGGGATGCAATGCACTTTACCACAAAGTCCAAGAATACAATGGCCCAAGTCTTTGAGCAATATGTCCACTCTGGAAGGTTAAAATTGTTAGCCGATGAAAGACAACGTGGACAGATTCTCTGCGTTAGTAATGAATTGAAAGCCCCTAATACTCCTATGGGACATGGGGATTCCTTCTTTTCTATTGCGATGGCCTTACTTGCTGTGTATGAAAGCTCACGAAATAGTTTTCAAAATCTAGGTAATGTGGTTGATTGGATGAATGACATTTCCCCCGATACTCCATCTGGAGGAAATGCTGCTCAAGATGTCCAAAATCAATGGGTAAATTCCTTGACAAATGGTGCTAAACCCACGTATACTACGAATCAAGAAACACTAACGGGGTCAGGGTTAGCCCCCGTTAACCCAATGATGGAACCACAAAAGCCTAATCCCAATTGTGAAGAGCCATTATGTGCTGCGTCATTTTGGGTAACAGAACGAAAATTATGTTTATTTTGTGGGCATAGAGGATAGGAGGAATATAAATGGCAACAGCATTTGAAGTGCATTCAGGGTTATCTCCGCAATCAGAAATCATTCTTAAGCATAGATATTATTTAAAAGATGAAAATCATAATATAATAGAAAACGCTGAAGGGCTTTTTCAACGGGTAGCTAAAGCAATAGCTGAAGTCGATGCTGAGTGGTACGGAGCTTTACCTATAGAAGTAGATTTGCTAACAAATGATTTTTATGAGATAATGTCTAAATTAGAATTCTTACCGAATTCTCCTACATTAATGAATGCTGGGACTAACCAGGGTACTTTAAGTGCTTGTTTTGTATTACCATTAGAAGACAGTATGGAAGGTATAATGAAAGCAGCTACCCATTCTGCAATGGTACAAAAGTTTGGGGGTGGTACAGGGTTTGCATTATCTAAACTTAGACCTAAGGGAGCGTCTATTAAGTCTACTCATGGGATAGCGTGTGGCCCCATCGAAGTTTTAAAGACTCTTTCCCGTGTTTCTAGTATGATTACCCAAGGCGGTAAACGGGATGGGGCAAATATGGCTGTTATGTCTGTGTATCATCCTGATATAAAAGAGTTTATTACGTGTAAATCTGTTGAGGGTGATATTCATAATTTTAATATTTCAGTGGCTGTAGATTCTAATTTTATGTCCTTAGTAAAATCTGATGCAACGTATCCTTTAATTAATCCACATACTAATCAAGTTCATACTTGGGAGTCAGCCCGTAATATTTTTTCTTTGATAATAGATAATGCATGGCATAACGGGGAACCTGGAATGGTTTTTATTGATCGCATTAATGAAGATAATCAAGTAACAAAAGAGTTTGGAGATATGGTTGCTACGAATCCTTGTGGGGAACAACCCCTTTTAGGCAACGAAAGTTGTAATTTAGGGTCTATTAATTTAGCTAAATTCTATGTTGAAGGCGAGTCAATGGATTGGAGAGATAAAATTCATTGGAATAGATTAACTAGGGTGGTTAATTTAGCTACCCATTTTTTGGATAATGTTATTGATGCTAATAAATATGCTGTATTAGATATTGAAAATATGACTAAAGCCACAAGAAAAATTGGCTTGGGAATAATGGGATTTGCCGATTTGTTGACCCAATTAAAGGTGCCATATAATAGTAAAGAGGCTCAAGTTATTGGGGGTTCTTTAATGGAATATATTCGTTCTGCTACTGATATAGCCTCTTTAAATTTAGGTGGGCAACGTGGGCCTTTCCCATCTTGGGGTCAAAGTAATTACAAAATACATGAAAATTATAGGAATGCTTGTCGTATATCCGTAGCCCCTACAGGGACTATTTCTATGATTGCAGGGTGTACTTCAGGTATTGAACCTCTATTTGCATTAGCATGGAAAAAGCAGAATATTTTGGAGGGGCAGACACTATATTATAGTAATCCTTATTTTGAAGTGATGGCTAGACAAGAAGGTTTTTATACAGAGGAATTGATGAAAGCGTTAAGTAATGGCGAGTCTTTACAAGAGTTGGAAGATGTTCCCCAGTGGGTTAAGAACGTATATGTTACAGCCCATGACATTTCTTCAGAGGAACATATTGAAATGCAAGCTGCCTTTCAACTTTGGGTAGACTCAGGAATTTCTAAGACAATTAATTTATCTAAGGAATCCACTATAGAAGATGTATACACAGCTTATTTTAGGGCGTGGGAATTAGGATGCAAAGGTATTACTATTTATAGGAATGGCAGTAGGTACAAAGAAGTATTAGTAAATGGACATAAAGATACAATCCCTGTTTGTGAATGTGCTGTACCTACATTAGTACAAGAAAATGGCTGCACTACTTGTAAAAGTTGTGGGTGGAGTGCTTGTGAAATT